GGGTGCTTGCTACGTCATCTATAAAACTTAAGTCCGCATCGTCCTCAGCCATGAAGCTAAAGACTACGCGGCTGCCCTTTAAAGGTTTTAGGAAGTCATCGCCCCGCCCTCCATACTCTAAGCTAAAGGCTTCCGGGCCAAGGCTGAGGCGCTTAAATTCTACAAGCTCGTTAAGCTCTAAAGGAAGGCAGCCTATACCTATGACCGTGCCGCCGTCCGCCGTTACGCGATCGCTGTAGCTTTCGTAGTCCGTATCTATTACCGAAAGAATCCAGGTATACTTTTCCTGGTCATCGGTAAACGTGGCTTTATACTTCTCGCTCATCGTACGCTCCGTCCTTCTTGCTGTCTTGCCCTATTGGTAGAGGTTACAAGGTTAGAACCCGATACAAAGAACTGGCCGAAGTTGCCGCCCATGCCTCCGCCCCCGCCGGGCGTACCTAAAAACAGACCTCTAAAAGTAGCGCCAAAGCCTACCCCGCTAATAGGCGCAAGGATTGCGGCTAATACGGTCGCTGTTGCCGCTGCGGATATAAGCTGTAGGATAAGGTTTTTTATAGCATTTCCGAATACCTCAGCGAAGTTCTCGCCGCTTATTAAGGCTGCATCGAAAGAGCTTTGCAATACGCCGCCAAACGTATTGCCCACGCTTGCGGCTAAGGCTAACGCCTCCGTAGTTTTTTCGACTGATTTAGTAATTTGATCCATTACGCCCTCTTCGCCTTCCATTCCTATTTCGGCCAAGTCGGTTAAGTCTATTTCCTTAAACTTCTCACCTTTTTTAAGACGATTAAAATACTTATCTAATTCATCATTAAGCTTCTTCGTTTGTAAGGCTTGATGAGCAGCAGCCATTGCCGCTTCCATTCTCTTTTTATTGGCGGCGTCCTCAGCTTGGTTTAGCTCAGTAAGTTCTACCATAGCTCGCCGTATAGCCTTTGCCTGCTCCAATAGTTGCAGAGTCGTTGAAGCGTGTACATCGTTACTATCTGAAGCAGTTTGCTCTAAATTATTGGCTGCCTTTTCCATAGCCTCCATAGCCGCTTCGCTACTGCCGTACTTCTCTACCAGGTCATCGAAGTTCTTTATATAACGCTCAAAGGTTGCTTGGCCCATTTGCTGGGCGTGTTGAATCTCAGCAAAACCTAATAAGCCCCCAGCTCTTATACTGGCCTCGGCCATAGTAGCTAAATCGCTCATGCCGTTAAAGACCACTGGTAAAAAGCTCTGCACATCGCTAAGGCTCACTAATAACGCATCGAAGCTATCGCCCATATTAGATATGGAACCGCCAAGCGTTTTACTTATCGCATTCATAGAGCCAGACACGCCTTCCGCATCGCCCAACGCTGTAATGTATTCACGAATAGCCCCAGCGGTTTTATCTACCGTAGTCGTAACCCCCTTAAAAGTAAAAGTTACCTGGTCCCCTTGCTGTGAGGCCCGTATACCAAACTCTTTGAGGCGCTCGAATTCCCCTACCTGAGCATCTATAATACCCTCGGCTAACTGGTCAAAACTTTTACCGGTAGATGCGGCCAAGTCTCCGAGCTGCCGCATTTCGTTTTCTGTAGGCTTAAAACCCTGATTAGTCAGCTTTACAAAGGCGTCTGTAAGCTCACGAACACTAAAAGGCGTTTTACTTGCGAACGCTTGAATGGAGGCCATAGCCCCTTCGGCAAGTGATCCACTACCGAGCGCAGTAGTTAAGACAGCTTGAAACTTCTGAAACTCTGAACCCAGCTCTATAATCTTACGCTCAAATTGAATAATAGCGCCAATAGCAAAAGCATTCTTTATAATGCTTGCTACTTTACCAAATCGGCCCTTAGCTACGCTTTCCGTCTTTTTGGCCGACTGTCCTACTTTGGTCTCTACACGCCGCAGGGCCAGCTCCAATTTATCCAGCTTGGCGCCTATCTCTACATTTAATTCGCCTATAGTATTAGCCATTCCGCATAAATTGTTTTAGCGCCTCTTTAGTCTCATTGTCTATGCCGTCCACCTGGCCCGCATCCATCGGCAGCTTAATAACGTCCTGAGGCGTTATACTATGCCCCTTGCTCGCTTGGATATTTACCATATAGCAAATACCCATCCTCCATCGGTGCCACTCCATTTCTTCGCGCCGTTGATGGCCTAACGCCCGGCGCATAAACTCCCGGTGCGTCATGGACTTAAATTCAGCCTCCCTTAGTACTAAGTCCCCGCAAGCGAGGTTTAGCAAGTCCTCCCAAGTTAGGCTACTGCCTCCCCCGTGTCCTCTTCCGTAGCTTTCGGTAGGGTGTTGATGGCCATAACAAGCACGTCAACGATAGCAGCAGGATTACTTTGTACATATCCTAAAGCGCTGTTTAAGTCGTGTTCTGGTGTATCCTTTGCATCATCGCAGTAAGCAAGGTGAGCCGCTAAATAGATAGCAGCAAACCCCTTCCAGTCCGATAGCTTAACCCGTGCGGCGGCTATTCGCTTGTCCTCTTCCGCCTCCCGGACCCTTTGGAAATATAAGAGCGCATCGCTTAGAGTTTTGTAGGTCTCGTCTACATACTCATGCCCCAGTATCTCGCCCAGGTGCAAGGATGCGCCGTTATTCCATAAGACTTTAGCTTGCGACATCGCGGACAATTGCGCCGGTGATTTGAAGAGTAGCCGTGCAAGTGCTTACCTCGTTCTTAGGACCGTCCCAATCCAAAGTAGAAACAAGGCAAGAACCCGTAAGAACCTCCGAACCAGTAGACGCATGACCGTAAACGTAAGCGGTAGAAGTACCCCCTTCCCAAGCATCGAAGATGTCCCCGAAGTTGGCTGAGCTTACATCCGGATCAAAAAGGAAAGTAGCCGAGATGGTCCCGCCCTTTTCACCGGCCAAGTAGTCTTTAGACCCGTTAGACTCATAGTTAGTTGCATCGATCATGTCAGCAGACAATGATACGTTAGAGGTAGTAACCCCTTTAAGAAATGTTCCTGCGCCAAATTCAAGGCGTATAAAACGGCCGTCTATTTTCGCCATTATGTAGAGTTTTTAGATGGTACAAAATTAGGCAGAAACAAAAAAGGGCCTCACCCCTGAGACCCTTCTAAACCTAAACCGTAACGATATGAAAAAGCTACGCGGCGAATGTATTAAATCTCTTCTACTCTTACAAGCCAGTCCAAAGTTACAGACCATTCGTACCGGCTATCTTGAACCTCAGGCAGTACATAGTTTACCGCTTCAAGTTGCTGAGTAACTATATTAAAGCCGGTTACGGTGATGCTGTCGAAGGTAGTAGGCTGCATAAGGTCCGCTACGGTGTCCCCGAAGTTATTTAGATCCTCGGCGCTTATGCTGGTCCGCTCGGCTACTATTGCACATTTAACGGATATAGCCACTTCATATATAAATTCATCCTGCGGCCCGGTCTCGTTTGTGTTAAGACCATATATAAAGATATAAGCCTTGTCCGCAAAGGTTGGGGTTTGGGAAGTGTAGGCAGGTATATAAGAACCCGTTAGGCTTGTATTGTCGCTGAAACAAGTACTTACAATTATGCTCCCGCCGTCATCTATGACCCGCTGGACGTAGTTAAGGTTATAGGCTCCCGCCAGTTCCGGGGCCAGTACCTTGTCCTTTAGTAGCGTATAAACCGCTTTAAGTATTTGCCCCTGCGCTAACTTCATGTAACAAATTTACGGCGGCCCGCGCCCCCTTGTCCATCCGTCCTACTATTTCCCGGTAGTCCTCGGCTCGTTCGTTCTGGTACTTCTTGAACTTCCAGATATTCGTCTCGCTCTTAATGTCCACAATAAACGGCCGTTCCTCTTCAAAGGTTTCCATCCATACCCCGGCGGCCTTAAATTGCTTTTCGCTCAGTAGGTCCAGCTGGTTATTCATAGCCTTGGGCCATATAGGGCCGTTCTCTAACACTTTATCCATAGCGGCGGCACTCCATAGCCTACCCGCTCCAAAACAGCTGTTTACGCTTGTATGGGTCATTGCCGTACTTACCGCCCTCTGGGTACTCGGTTCTATAAAGTAAACGGACCGGCATCCTACATACTGTACCCCTCTGCTTAGCGCCTCTTCGTAATAAATGTCTGCCTCTTCTATAAACACATCGTCTGAGCCTATTTGTAGGTAGTAGTCAAAGCGGCCTTGCATTATATTTAAAATAGCTTCCTGCTTATAGCTTAAAGGGTCATTCTCGGCGAATACAGACGCATAAGGATAGCCGTAATGGTTTACCACTTGCGTAAGGTCATCCGGAAGGGACCAGCCTACGCATAGCTCTAACTCTATGCCCATATTTCGCCACCTTATACGCATGGCCTTAAAGCTCTCTAAAGCAGCTCTAAGAACTAACGGACGGCCGTATAACGGCATCCATACCCCTACTTTCATCTAACGGACCTTAGTATGCGTTTAATCTCTTTCTTATAGCCTGGTATAACCTTCTTATAGGCCGGTCTTAGAAATGGCTGAGGCTTTGTACCTCTCTTTGCTATACTCTTCTGTACAGCATAGGCCGCGCCCTCGTCTCCTAACTTTCTCTTAGCCCATTGCTTTAAGGGTGCTATAGGCGCCCAATGTGGAACGCTCCCGAACTCTACAGCGGCCGCATACTTTAAGGCCGTTCCTACGATATAAGTAACCCGCGCAGCTTGGCCCCTGAGCCTTCTGCTAATCTTAACGGATCGCGCTTGCCGTTGTACTTGAATAGATGAACCTAACCGGCCCAGGTTGTGGGGTGCTTTACGTGCTGCTAACTGCTGAACCTCCAAGGCAGCGTACGCGGTTTCCTGCTCTATCTTCTTAGCCACTCGGCCGCCGTAGGCCGATAGGTCGCGCATGAGCTTGTCTATTTCGCGCTGGTCTACTTTGAACTCTATACGCACTACGCTTGCCGCTCTACTGCTTGGAAAGTTACAAAGGCCCTATCTGGCCCCTCCATGGCCGGACCGTCTACGCTCAGGCTTCTGCCTCTGTACTCTATTCTAAATACATCGCTGGGGAAGTCTGGGCCGTCTATATCTCCGGACCAATCCAAGCGGGAACGCATAGTAATTTCGTATCGGTTTACGTTCAGTACCCGCGCATCGTCCGCGTTCTTAGAACTGCCTAACCGCTTGACGTTCGCCCAGTCCGTAAAACTTACAGACTCTTTAGAACGAAAGCCGCCCATACTATCCGCCTGCGTTGTGTAGGCGTAGCACGTTACTTGCTCATTTAATAGCCCTGGATTCATAGGAACAGCTTAGTACGTTCCTTAGCCAGCAAGCTGTTTAGATCCGCCTTAAGGTTACTTACTATCGTACCCGTTACGCTTATACCTCTGTTTTGGTACAGCTCGGCGCATATCTTTAGAATAGCCTCTTTTACGTTCTCAGTAACGTAGGACAGTTGGGCCACATAATTAACCGTATAAGTAGAGTAAGCCGTAGGCGAAGGAATGCGAAGCCGCCCGCCGGTTAGTAGATAGTAATCCTCGTCTGCTGTTAGGGTAGTGTTTGCCCCTTCCAGGTCCTGACCTACTACGGAAGTAATAGAGCTTACCGGACCCATAGGAAGCACGTATCTAAGCTCGCCGGCGTCCATGTCTCGGTCATCGTCAAAGTCCCAAAGGATTGCCTGCATTCGGTTTTCATTCAAGCTCTGGCCTATGTAGGTCTCTACGTATCGCGTAGACGCCTCTAACTGCCTATCTATTAGGTCATCTTCGCCGGTGATGTTTACGGCGCGGGCATAGGTGCGAAAGTCTGCACGGCTGATAATGTTAGCCGTAGTAACCGCCGTTACTGTATGGTCTATTCTCATGCTTCAAAGTTACGGCATAAGAAAGCCCCGCATTACACGGGGCTACCACCAAACCACTAAACAGACATGGAAAACATGAAAGTAAGCTAACGCAAAGATAGGGCAATAAAAAAGCCCCCGGAGGGGCTTGGCTGTTTACTTCTTTATGTAGAGATATTTAAAGCATCTGCCGTTTACTTCTTTGGTCCAAGCGCTGTAGCCCTTTTCTGCCAGTTGTCTATTTATTATGGAATGCAGGTCTAAGTGCATTTCGGTTTGGCCAGCGTACTCTACCTCTTTAACGTAGTCAGCTCTTTTCTTAAGGCTTTCGAATTTAGTAGCGTTTGTCATGTCGGTGTTTTTAGGTTTTTTGATGTATCAAAGGTGCAAAGCCTCTACATACCCTACAAGCATTTTAACATTTGCGCCCAGACTTTAACATTTGAGCATAAAAAAAGGGGACCGAAGCCCCCTTAGTTAGATACGCACTACCCTACTACGATGGGGTAATAAATGGAAGTACGTTAGCATAGGTAGCAGTAAATACCGCATCGTCATGCTTGCGAACGTGCGCCAGACGCTCCTCTACGCGGACAGTAACCAGGTTTTTCTGAGCATTGTCAGAGTCCTGAGGGAAGAACTGTACGGAAGGTGCAGAACGCTGGAACAGCTGAGAAGCTGCGGCCTTGTCAAACACGAAGAAAGAACCTTCAGCTACTGCGCTGCTGTGATACACGGGCATACCGAAAAGGGTATAAGTGTTCTGAGCGGCGTCAAAGTAGAAAGGCGCTACATACTGACCGTTGGAGCCTTTAGATCCTACCATAGTGTAGAAGTCCGCAGGGTTTACCATGATGCAGTCGGGCATATAGTCCTGAGAAGCCAAGTAACCGGAAGCCGCTTGGATGCAATCCCACTTGTTAGGCTCGGCAAACTCAGTAGATACGCTGAGGTCGTTTTCATCGGCAGCATTTGCAGCAAGTCCGTAGAGGTTAGTACCCGTTCCGTCCCCGGTCAAAAGCTGGCTGTCTTCCTGGTTCATCAGCAAACGAGTAAGCTCGTAAGAAAGGTAGGAAGTCATGCCGCTGATGTCGTCAAGCATCTGAGTAGAGATACGAGCGAAAGCAGCAATTACCTGAGCGTTGAAAGTCTGCTCGGCCATGTCCTTGTCTACCTGGCTCTTTGCGTTGCCTTCGGTCTGGTTGCCGGCTGTGCCTTCGCCGCCGGTTACCTTAGCGTAGCGTACGCTGTCCCCGATCATTGTTCCCTGAGGAATGAAGTTACGGACACGGTTAGGGCGGTCTACGTCTGGAAGGATAGGCAAACGAGTTTGCTCGGCTACGTCTCCAGTAGTGGAAGCGCTGAAGGTCATAGTACCTACAGCCTTAGTCAGCATACCGGGAATACGAATACCCTTATGAATTGAAGGATCATTCTTGTAAGCCTCGTACTCTGGGTTCTCTACGATGGACTTAGCCATAGCCTCGGAAGTAGTCAGCTCGGCCGCCTTAGTAGTAGCCATACCGTTTTTGGTAAGCTCCTTTAGACGAGCGTCCAGCTTGTCGCTGTGCTTCTGTACTTCTTCGCTGTTGCCTTGTACCTCTTTAACCAGGTCGGTCAGCTTGTCGATTTGGCTGCTGTAGTCAGCTTGGCCCTTTGTGATTGCATCAATGCGGCCGTTCAGCTCTTCTCTGGTCTTTTCTACAGAGCTGGAAACGTCGGAAGCAATCTTGTTCAGTTGTTCTTCTGCGTTCATTTTAGACAGATTTAAGAAACATTCATTTATTCAGATTAATGCGGTTCCAAATGTCCAGCAAATTCGGCTCGGTCTCTTCGGAGTGCGTGTGCGGCTCCTCTGTTACGAGTGAACTAAGCGCCTTCTGTATTTGGGTGCATTCTATCTCTAATTGGGTGAAAGCCTCGTCCGTCAGGGTAGAACCCGAACGAAGTAGCTTTTGCATTTTGCCCAGGCGTTCTACAAGGTTACTAACCTCGTCCCCGGACTTTACGGATACGGTAGGCGTCTCGGCGTTGGCCCCTATGACCACGCTGGAACCTTCCCACAGTTTAGCCTCGGTAATGGTGCGGACCCGCTCATACTTGGGCTTGTCCTCATCGTCCATTTCGTAAGCCATCTTAACAATAGAAAAGCCTACGGAATGCTCGTTAATAATACCCGCCTCATAGTAGGCCATAACGTCCCGGCCCTTTGCACTATCGACCAGCTTACTAACAAAGTATAGGCCGTAGTCATCTTCAGCCAGTTCCATTAGCTTACCGATAGGCTCGTAGCTTGAATGGCTCCAAAGGTGAGCTATACGCCCTTTACCGTTAGGTCCGTTCTCGGCTATAGACTTAGAGTACGCGCCGCGGGCCATTACATCGTTATGGCTGTCCACGTTCCCGAACTTAGAGAAGTAGCCAGACACTACGCCCTTTTTTCCGTCCACGTCTTTGACGATCATTGACGGATCATTAAAGCCCTTATGTAATAGCGTACCGCTCATACTCTTTTCTTCTTCGTCTATTATACTCTTTGCCCATCGCTTCCCGGCCAAGCCGCCCCACAATAAATACGAAATAGTCCCGCAGGCTTTCGTATCATTCTCGTCATAGTAGGTCTCTGCCCTGCTTAGATAACTGTACATCCGTTTAACGGTGTCGTAAGTTATCGCCTCTCTATTGGCCAGCTGCTGCGCTCTGACCTTTCCTACCTGAGTGGCGCACCTATTATTAACTGCTTCGTTAAGCTCTATCCCCCTCTTCGCATTGTTACTTACCGCCTCCGGATAGTTCTTATAGGTCTTAGCCATTTCGATACAAAATTACATAGAGCGAAAAACTACATTTCGCTAAACATAGGCTGCCCATCGTCCCGGACAAATGCAACGGTGCAGCGACAATTACAGCGATTCTTTGCCCCTCCGCTCGGGTCCCCTGGTCGCATCATTTTAAGGCCTTGCACGTTAAAAGGTTTGTCGCGGTCTACGGTCTGTCCGTTCATTACTACATGATCGGCGGCATCCGGCGGTATAGTTCGGGTCCGGCTATCTATCCGGGCTATCCAGACCTTTTTAAGTTGTAGCCCTAACTCATCCGCTATGCTTTGGCCGCCCGTGTCTATTCCGTAGTTAGATGCTGTTAGAACCTCGGTCCGTGCTATTAGTTCGCTTCGCCACTTAGATACATTCCGCCACTCAATAGGAACGCGCTTATTTAGGCGCTCCATAGTTTCAAAGATGCTTAGACCCTCGTCTAAACTTTCGGCTATGATCCGTTGAATAATGCGCTTTGCCGCTACTTGACTGCTGCCTATTATAGAGGTTATATAAGTGGCCGCCTCGGTGTCTACATACTCTAACATCTGAGCGGTCCAGATATATTGAAAGTCCTCTAAGGTCATTTCCTTAGAGCTGTCTACTTCCCTTTTTATCTGATTGTAGGAACCGGTCGCGAAGTCTACGCCTACTTCTTGATATAAATCAACGAAAGCCGCTTTAAGATCGTCCCTACGCACCAGGGTAGTAACAGCGCTTAGAACGGCCTGCGGGTCAGTAGCTAACTTCAGATACTCTAAAAGGTTTGCTATCTGGTCGTTTAGCGCCTTGTTGAATACCTTGTTATACTTGCGGACATAGCGCCCCCGCTTGCGGTCGTTACGGGTCCAGTACTTGGCCCCTTCGCGTTTAGTCATTCGGCAAGCTATCGCCGTTTATCTGCTCGGCTATTTGTGGGGCATCTAACCCACTCAGCGAAATAGGAACACGGCCAGCGGGCATATATATTTCATCCATCATCGGGTCGGCCTCCCTTTCGTAGCCCATCTTTTCGCGGGCCTCGTTAGGTGTCAGCCAGTAGGAAACATTAAGCCAGTTAGCCAGTTCCTGCATATCCGGCTGTAGCTCGTTTATATTGCTTTGGTCTACCTTGAAATAGACATCGCGCCCTTTAAGGTCTGGGTACTTTGGTAAGAGCTTCCGAGACAGTTTGCCGTAGATGCGGTCAGCCATAGGCAGCACGGCGTCTGTATACATCTGCTTACGCGCTTCCTTTAGGTTGGTGTACGTCTTGCCTATCTCGCTATTAAATAGCTGGCTCGGCACATGGTACACGTTGCAGACGTCTACTAACGTCATTTTAAGGGTGTCCATTATAGCCAGGTCCACGGCGGACAGTCCGAAGTTGATATACCCCAAGTTACCCGAAGTTACCGCGATCGTACCGCTGTTCTTCGTGCCGCTCATCTTTCTGAACTTGGCTTCTAAATTCCTTTGCTGTACCTCGGTTAGAGTATCGGTTATACCCTCCATACCCTTATCATACAGTACGCCCGGAGGTCCTAAGTTCTCCAAGCCTTTTTTATTGGCCTCGTAACCGCTGTTCCCGGTCTCAATACTACGCCAAGCCGAACGGATCGGGGACATTCCGTAGCGCTCTTGCCCATCGCCGTAGATGTATTGGGCGTTCTTGAAATGTATAATCTCGTCAGTAGTAAACTCGGCCCCCTCTACATTCCCCCACAAAGACATAGTATAACCGGCTACGGGTGTACCCATATCGCCGCCTACTACGTCCATGAACTGAGAAGGCAGCACGTACATATTTATCGGCCGCCCCGCGTTTGGTCCATCGGCCGGGGAAGTGCAGTAGTCGTAAGCGTTTCCAGTAATTAAAAGATAGCCGGCCAGCTGCTCCATAAAATCGAACTTGCTTTGCTCTTCGTTGGGTTCGTATATCAGGTCTAAAGCCGGGTGATCTAATTCTACTTTTTCGCCGTTTACGTTCTCTATTAACTTAACATCCAGCGCGGCGGTCTTTTGGGCTATCGCACTAACTACGGCGAATACATCGGGGTTACGTGCATACCCTTGTTCTACGTAGTTCTGTACATTATCATCGTTCCAAATTGGCCCCCTGCCCAGGTAGGAAAGTGCGGCAAAATACTTGTTAGTGATTCTTTCGGCCTCTTCAATTTGTTGAAGGGTTCGCGCTGGTGCGAATCCGATAGCCTTCTGTAGCCGTTCTAAAAAGGTCATATATATACTTCCCTGGGTTTAACGCTGTTTGCGTATAGTATCGCGTCCATCGAATGGTCGAAGGCATCTATAGGCCGCTCTGGACTTCTCGGCTTCCCGTCTTTGTCCATCTCCCAAGCGTACCAGGTTACTTCTTCCCAAATGTTGCGGCTATTCGCAGTTACAAAGATACTTAACCTCTTAAGGTCTAAAATCGCATGGCGTTTGTAGTCTTTAGACTTCTTTACGCCTATGGCTTTAAAGCCGTAGCGCTTAAGCTCGGTAATACTTCGCGGCTCGGCTGAATCGCATATAAGGGTATCGCCTCCGTCTATTCCCGCCTTTCGCATCCGGTCGGCTAATAAGTCTAAGGTTAGGCCCTTCTCGTATACTATCTCTTCCACGTACCGGCGGTCGTTCTTACGGCCGAGCTTTACTACACAAGTCGGGTCATTGGTGAACCCAAAGTCTACGCCGTAGGTAATGGAGCTGCATTCCGCCCAGTCTATTTCCTGGACCTTCTGCCAGGTAGTGTATATCTGTCCCTTTCGCCCTGCTGACCTTTTGCCCTCGCCGTATACCTTCCAGTAGTCCGGGTCTACGTCCTTAAATCTTTCTATTTCGGCTATTACCACGTCCGAAAGGTGCGGATTATCCTTATAGGTAGTTATTAGGGTCTCGCAGTCCTTCCGGGTCTGTACCTCGTCATATATCCAGTGCATAGGATCGGACGGGTTAAAGTCTATAACCGCGCAGGCCGTGGTCCTAAATAACATTTGGTTCCAACCCTCTAATGTTATCTCGTTGCACTCGTTTATAAAGAGCAGATCTCTTTTACGCCCTCGGACCTTCTGCGGCTGGTCTAAGCTGATAAACTCTATTAGGTTCCCTTCCAGTAGGTAGGTACTCTCGGTCTTGTTGTGGTTCTCTACCCGGTAGGCGTCAAAGCTGTTTAGTATGTCTATGAAGTCCCTGAGTACAGACCCACGTATAGCTGGATAGGTTGCCCTGGCTATGGTTATGACCATTCCCGCGTTAGGGTACTTGTAACACAGCTCTATAAGAAACTGTATAGCGCTGAACGTCTTACCCGATCGCGTACCACCTTGTAAGACGAGTATACGCTTGGTTAGGTAGTTGTCGCGTAAAAACTTAAGGTTAGGATTTACCTTCATTATCCAGCATCCAAGGCGGTACTATCTTTTCTAATTGCTGTACGTCTGCCTGCACCTTAACGTCTGGCCGTCCAAACAGACGGTCGAATACTTCTTTTTGCGCCTTTATATCGCCTTCCTCAGCAGCCTCTAATACCTTAAGCCAGATAGCCCGCAGCTGTTCGTCTGTTACGTTCTCCCTAAAGAAGTTCCTATAAGGGTTCTTCCGCCTATCTACCCCTTTCGCCTTTGTGCTGTGTCCCGCCATAATAGAAAGTAACTATTATACAAAATTAGGCGTAGTCCTCCACTATCTCTAAAAGCCTCGGTATACGCGCCGCCCATCTATGGTACTCGTATGTATAGTCCGCTACTTGTTTAGGGTTCGGCATTTCCTCGGTCCAGTGTCCTGGGTAACCTATGAAGCTTAAAGGGTGTTCCGCTGTTATGTCGGTTTCTCCCATCTGGCAAATGATCGCCCCGCACGCCTGCGCCCTTATTACCCTATCGCTATAGAATAACGCCCGGTCGAAGTGGTCAAGGTTCAAGGCCCAGCGGTTTGTATTGTAAATAATGCGCTCGGTCTTTGGTGTCGTTCGTCCGTTCTTGTTCTTTGGCCAGTTACCGCCGAATACTCTTAGGCCCTTGTCCATGTACTTAAATACTACCTCTTCGCGCCTTGCACTTTCGGGGAAGCGGTTTCGGTAGTTATTCCCTAAGAATACTACGCCCTCGGTCCTTCGCTCCCTTCCGTCCAAGTAGTATACATCAGGATCGTACCCTATTTGCAAGTAGTCGGCCGGCAGTCCTTTCTCTTTGAACTTGTCTATGTCGGTCCCATTGGTAAACAGCGTTACGTTAAAGGCGTCCCCCAGCTCTAAATACCAGTCTATGTTTTCCCTTACATCGCCGGTCCAGTTAATTACTACTGCGCCCATTTGTCTCAGGCTCTCTACTAAACGCGCCTCTACTATTCCGGGCGTTTGTATCTGCATGAATACAACATCGGGTAGAAAGCTCTGGGCTTCCTTTAGGACCATCTTAGTAAGGTAGATCAGTTGGGCGCTTGGTATCTCCCGCCAGTTTATCCGGTGTACATCATGTCCTAACCCTCTCAGGGCTTTGTCGATTTCGGGGCCTCCGAGGCCTACGTGTAGTACTCTCATAGCTGTATTGGTCTTAAAAGTTTGTACGGTCCGGGTATCTTCTCTTTTTCCCGGTCGTACGTTCTGAATTTACTTTCGTGTTTATGGTAGGTCTTTATAGATAGGCAGGGGTTTGTTATCGCGTACCCCGCCTCCCATATCTCGTACGCTATCCGGTTATCACATCCAGCCACGCCCAGGCGGAAGTCTATAGACTGCTTTAGTAGTCGGTCTTTTACAGACCCCTTGAATATCCAAACATCCTGCGACCACCAAGGCCGCCCCCATAGTTTACCCCTCTCGTATCGGGTTAGGGCGTAGCAGTCGTTAGGCTGCATTTTGTCGCATAGCCTTATACTGTCATCGAAGTATATATCTGAATTGGCTACTATGTTAATAGCATCATCAGAGCAAAGGGTAAAGAGGTCTTTATAGGTCGGTCGGCCTTTCGGCATTATTACCGTATCGAACCTTTCCCGGTTTAGGCGTTCGCAGTACCTCAGCTCTTCGTTTCTTCTTGGCTCTGGGGCTTCCCAATAGGGTGTGATTAGTTGGTATTTCATATTACCCGTAGACGTTTACAGCCCTTCAGATAGTACCCGCCTTCAAAGAGTTGGGCTATAATCTCAAGCCTCCGTATTTGATTTACGCTTAGATCGTGCTGGTCCAGGTCTGCTAACCTATCGTCCGTTTTGCCCGGTCCCTTAAATAGTGCCGTGTGTACTTCTTGCCGGAAGTCCTCGTATAGCATTATATGAGATATCGGATAAGTTAGAAATTCTTTAGGGGTCATCTTGAAGGCCCGCCAAGCTCTGCAAGCTGTTAGGTACATCTGGAGTCTTCTATGTTCCCTAAAGTTCACAGAACTAAGCTACTAATTTCGGCGTTCGTGTAGGCTTAGGGTAGGAAGGTTGCCTATTTGGTCATAGTAGGCGCACATAATAGCCGCCTTATTTATTACCTCCGGGTCTTCTTTTACTTCGCCCCTTGTATTTCGTGCCTTTATTACTTCTTCCCAGGCGCCGGGGTTCATGTTCGCCATGTCCTTAGCGCTTACCTTTTGTACCCAGTAGTCGGTCGGTTCGGTCGGTAGACTTATACCGTAGTCCCGCGCCGTTACCCAGGCGGACCAGAGTTTACGGGCTATAATGCTGCTGTGCTTAGTTCCTTGAATCGAACTGCGGAAGACGTTTAACCCATTGGCCAGGGCTTTTACTGCCTCGGTGTGCTTCTCTTCAGTAGTAAACTCTTTCTTTACTGCCTTCGGTTTGTCCTTCTCAAGTTTCACGCCCGATCCTTTGAACTCCTGGAACTCTCTTAATACCTCGCCTATAAAGTGGGCGTTTAGGTTTCGGGGTCTGCGGAGCTGTTTAAACATTCCGTTAGACCAGTTACGGAAAGCGTACTGGAGATCTGCATAACTAACCGAGCCATGGAACTGCTTAAGGTCTACAATGATCTCGGCTACTATATCCAAGTTAGGAAGGGTAATGTCGTTCTTTCTGCATACCCCGCTAAAGAACTCGGTAAGCTCGCTTACGCTTTTGCCTTGTATTCGTTCGTTCATCTCTCTTTGGTGTTTAGGTCTTTTAAGGTCTTAAGTTTTGCCGCTGCTAATTGCTTGGCGTCCCACTTTATGGGAAGGCTAACTAAGGACCTTAAGTTACTTTCTTCGGTTCTTAACTGGCTCCGGTCTAAGCCGTTTAAGTACGCTTTGTATTCGTCTGTCATGGCTGCGCTTGTCTTTCTCGTTCTATGCGTTCGGCTATGGCTGCTACTTGGCTTATCATGTCGGCCTCTTTTCGTTGCTCTCTATCGTCCTCCCTCCAGCGTTCGAGCTGCTGAGGTCTCAGGATGAAATCTAAAGTAAGCCATTTATAGCCGCTCTCTGAATGGTGCGGATCTGATGCAGCGTTATTTATCGCGCTGGTTATCTCTTCCAAGGTGTAGCCCTCCCTTATCCGGGCGTTAAAGTGCTTTATAGCGGTCTTTGCTACTTCGCTGCGCTTGCTCTTTATGGTTCTTCCGGTAGCCTGGGTCCATGTCTTTATATAGCTGTCGAAGGCGTCCGACACAGATAAGCCGTTAGGCTTTAAATCTTCTTTCTTTCTTTCCTTTCTTTCTTTCTTTATTTCTTTAGTTGTTGCCCTCGTCCTGCCCTCGTCCTGCCCTGAAACTGCCCTGGAAGTGCCCAAGTAACTGCCCTCCTTTTCGTCTCTTACCTGCATTTTCTCCCATTTAACAAGGGTTACAAGCTGCCCAT